CCCCAGACCTTAGCACCGATGTAACCTACTGTTACCAACTCTTTACCTGTTTTACCAGATACTCCCTTTTCCTCGAACTGAACTCCTCTTGGAGCTGCGTATGTAGCCATATTCTTTACTCCGAATAATCTACAACCGCTGTTTGCGAAAGTAAGTGTTCCAACTGCTCCTGTAACGAATGTTCCTGTTCTAACTACATAGATGTCTACGCCCATAAAAGAACCGATAAATCCGTTCTTCAAAGCTGCATCTGCGTATGAGAAACCTTGTGAAGCCATAGCTGGAATTATTCCTGCCAAGTCTGTGTTCTCAACTACCAAATACATACCATTGTATATTTCTGAGTAGCCTGAAACTCCTGCAATCAAGTTTCCTACGATTGTGCTCAAGTTTGCTGCTGTTGTAAAACCTCCTGCTGGTGTTGTGTAAGCTCCTGTTCCACCAAGTGCAAGTGCATTAACTACATAAGAATCAACTTTTGCCATAACTGAGTATGCTTGTTCGTTGGTTCTGTTTGCAAACAAATCAAAGTTTGAGATAACGTTCTCAAAATCAAAAACGTGTTCTGCTACTACGAATTCATCTGCTACTGTCAAAGTGTTTACTGTGACTGTGTAAGCTGCTGGGGTATAAATACCTGAAAGAGCTTGAACAGTTGTTGTTGGCTGTGAGCCGTAAGGTGACTGTATTGTGTAGTTGTCCGTTCGGTCAACCATACAAATCTTTTCTGCTACTAGACCTACTCTAAGAAGTTGGTCGAGTGTTGCTAATCTAAATTTATTTCTATTTGAAGAAACTGCTATTGTGTTAATAAAATTATTATGAACTCTTATTACTGTTAATTGTTTGAGTCCACTGGGTTAAATGTTATCAATGTCTGATAACTAATGACCCCACCGTTTTATTTAATTCCTATTCTACTTTTGACGAGTCTTGTGATTTCCTCATCTGATTCTGGGATTTCTCCCTTCCTTGCTTTATCAAGTAACGCTTCGTCTGATATTTTAGATGGAGAACGTCTAGCATTTCCAGTATTTGTGGCGTTTGCCGTATTTCTCTTTTCTGCTTTTTCAGCTAACATTGTTTTAACTACACCAGTTTTGAGAGCATCTGCTAGAGATATTCCCTTATACTTTGCATAATCTTCAACATCGCCAATATCATCTGCTGGAACTTTTGCATCCATAAGAGCAATTAAATCTCTTGTAGATGTTGTTTGTGTAGTGACTGGTTTCTCAACCTTTTTCTCTACACCTAATTTCTTTTCGAGCTGTGCTGTCTGTCTTTTCAAACGAGCCAACTTAGCTTCTGGAGTTTCAACTGGTTTTTCAACTGGTTTATCCTCCTCTACAACTTCGGGAGTTTCCTCCTCTAGTTCTAACTCTACTTCTTCATTGGTTTCTTGAGGTTCAATGATAACTTCCTCATTTGTGTCATTTGTCATAAAATGATAATTGTTAGGTCACTTTTATTCGGTGTGATAACCTCTATGTCATATATTATAACACAGTTTTAGTAAAAACTCAACTACCTGCTACTATTTGCCTCTACTCTGTTTTTTACTTGCTCTGCATCTGGTTGACTTGCTAGTATTGAGAACATCTGTAACTGCATTTCTGTGTGTCCGAGTATTGTATTTCTTGTTAAAAGTCCTACATAAGTTCCGTCTATCATCTTTGAAAGTTTAAGACCTTTTTCAATCTTAACTCCTTCAAGTGAGCTTAACTGTTCTTCAAGGTACTGGATTAACATTCCTCTTGATTCTATTAAGTCTGAAACTTGCTCTGGTGTTTTATCCTTTAAATCAACTGTCATCCACAAATCAATTACTTGATTAAGTGGTGCATCTCCGTCAATTTCTGGTAAAAATGCTTTTCTAACAACTGCTAGTGTTTCCTTATCCTTTACTGCTTCTAGTATCTCTTTATCTGCTTTCGTCATCTGGAGTTGCAACATAAACTTTCTAAGTGCAATAAGTAATTCTGGCTTATCTGCGAAAGTGTTTTTAATTATGCTTAACTCTTTGTCTGAATACCTGTTTGTTTGTTTTTTATCCATCGATTTATTTTAATTATTATTTCTTCTTTTTAGAAATACCTGCTTTTGAAAGTGCAATCGCTAATATCTGTGCGTGGCTTCTCATTTTACCACCCGCACCTCTAGCTTTTCCTTTCTTCATATTATCGGACATCAGTTCTCTAATATTGAAACCGACATTCTTTTTTCCTTTTTTTAATGGCATTTTATTTTCCTATTACTCCTCCCATTTCTAGCATCGACCCACCTTGAGCTTGAACTGGTTGTGTTGGTTGTTGTAGTGCTGACATCTCTATCGGGCTGACTATGTTACCTACTTCATTTAACATCTTGTTAAAGAGGAAGTTCTCTTGTGGAGTCATTGGTCTACCTTGCATACCTGAAACTATTTTGAATATCTCTGTCATTGTAGTAAGTGCTGCTTGTTTGTCTGAATCTTCACCTGTAATATCGCAAGATACTTCCCATTCTAAGTCTTCAAATATATCTGCCCAAGTCTTAGAATCAATCTCGGAAGGTTTCAAGAATATCTCACCTCCATCTGTTTTGATTTCTTCATTTACAGCTTGAGTGTTTTCTGTCATTAACTCATCTTGTGTTTCAGGTGTAACATCTTCTCCTGCCAAAACCTTTTCAATTAACTGTGAGTTAGTTCTCTTTGTTGCTTCTTGTTTAACATACATTGAGCTGATTCTTTCAACTCCTGCGTCTGTCAAAGCGGCAACTATTTCATCTTTACTCTTAGCTTTCTTTTTAAGATAAGGAATAATATATTCTCTCATCAATGCTTCAAGGTATAATCCTTTAGTTTCTGTCATCATTTCAAAGTTTGAATGGGCTTCACCTTGTGCGATTTTAGTCTCACCAAGTGTAGTCGCTGATGGCATTGGCTTACCAAGCATTAAGTCAGTTCCACCTGCGATGTCCTGAGAAAGTGCTTTCCATTGTGCTGCGTAGTTTTGTAGAGCTGTAATATCGTGGGAGTTGTTCTGTAACTGTGTTAGAGGCTGGTTGGGTGCGTGTATTAAAATATCACCTGTTGCCATAGCATTAAGTGCGTTCTGTCCGACATAGTTTCCGTCAGAAGTCTGGAACAAAAGCATTGAAGCAAGGTCTAGTTGGTCTTTAATCTGTTTGACTGTGTGGTTTGTCATCCATTGAGAATCAAAGAGTGTTTTAACTGAACCATCAAAAGATACTGAGCCGTCTATTGAAGGCATAAGTGCAGTAAGTTTATATGGGTCTTTTTCCTCTCTACCTGAAACTAAAGTGAAGTCATCAAACTCTCCGTCATTCTTTCCTTTAACAAAAGATATAACGTGCATTTGCTGGACATACTCTTTAGCGTCTTTTTCTTTTCCTGTAATGTAAGAAAGTGGTAAGTTTCCGTGAACTTCATATAATCTTATAAAGTCTGGTTTGTTATCCTTTTGAGTTCTGTCGGTATTTCTTCTGTTCTCTGTTGCGTTAACGAGTTCGTCAACTATCTCTGCGTCATAAGAACTATTAGCTTTAAGCTGTGCTGGTGTAAATTCTAGTATCTCAATCTTTGGGTTGTTATCAAAATCAACTGAATCAAAAATCAGTCTATCCCAAGCAACTACATTAGAAGATAACTTTCCGTCTTGTTCTACAAACTTGGTGGCTGATGAAAGATAACCTGCGAGTTGTAATCCCCATTTATTTAAGAACATTCCAAAGTCTACTTTTCTCATCCAGTTCTGTAAAAATAGAGTTGCGATATATGCTGGGAGAACTTGCTTCTTTTTAGTAGCTTTTATGATTACGTTCTTTCTATCAATGTCTGTTGCTCTGAACCAAATGTTTCTTTGAGCTATGCTAATATTGTAGAATGGTTTAACTCTACCTAAAGCGTCTTTTTCACCTGATATGTGTTTAGAGTTTAAATATGCGTCAATACGAGCAATATCTTCTGCTGGATTTTGTATAACATATTTAGAAGTCTGAACTGTTCCGTCTATGAACGACTGTTCGAGCCGTCTGACTAAAGCACCGACTGGGTTTTGTTCTATGTTGTTTGCCATATATTTTTTAGGCAATTACTTATGCGTTCTTTCTGTATTGAACGGTCAGAGAAGCTGTGCCTGTTAAGTTTATAATAAGACCAGTTTCAAAGACTTCACCGTGGAATTTCAATTCTCTTTCACCTGTGCCTATTGTGATTGAAGAATGTTGTAAGTTACCAAGAACACTAGAAGTTCCGTTACCAAGAGAAAATACTCCTCCTGTATTAGAGTTTACAAAGATGTTATGCAAGAATCCTTTTCCTGTAAAAACACTTTGAGTTCCAGCTGTTAATTCTGTAACTACTATATTTTTAATAAGTGGCTGATATTCGTTATCCATATTTAATTAGTTATTTAATAATGTTGTAATTATAACACAAACTTTACAAAAAAGCAACTATCTGTTATCACCTAGACCGCCCTGATTGAAATTACGAGCAAATTGATTCTTTA